CGGCGGCGAGGCCGTAGGCCGCGAGGTTGCCCTGCGGAGTCTCGTCGCCCGTCTCACTGGTCTGAGTGACCGGGTTGATGACGACGGGAATCGAGCCGCCCCCGAGGAACTCCGGACGCTGGAGCCGGAAGTCGGGGGAGGTGACGCCGAAGTGGCTCTTGAGAATCTCGATGTAACGCGTACCGCCGCGAGCGTCGCGCTCGAGCAGTTTCTGGACCTGGAAGGCCTGACGCAGGGAGTTGATCGTCGCCGCCGTCGCATCGGACAGATCGGCGATGAGCTTCGCATCATCCCACGCCAGCTGTCCCGCCGCCGAAGGGTTACCGCCCGCGAACCCTACCGCCGTGCTGTTCGTCGTGTGGCTCAGCGGCGACGCACTCCCGTTCGAGATGAACGCCGGAATCCCATCACCCGTCGCGATGATCGGAGCCGAAGTACCCAGAGGCAGCTCCACGCCCGGGCCCTTCTGAGGCCACTTGAGACAGGAGGTGAAGTAGTCGTGCCGCTTTCCGCGCCGGTTGAGCGGGAAGTCGGCGTAGTTGTCGGGTCCCGCGCCGAAGGCCCCCATCACGGTGTTCTGAAGGTTCTGATCACGGAACCACTCGTTCCAGATCAGGTTGTAGGCGCGGGGGAAGAGCGCGGAGACGCGAATGCCCGGGATGCCCGTCGGGCACCCGAGGTAGTCGAAGACGCTGCCGACCTCGAATCCGGTGACGGCAGGAGCCTCGACGTAAGGAACGACGAAGTCGGTGCTGTCGCCTGGCTCCAGCTGCTCCCCGCAGAACCGCTGCCAGTGAGTCCACAGCAGGCGGTTGGGGACCGCGAAGAAGAAAACGTCCATGTGGAGGTTGTCCATCAGAGGGACGATCGGGGTGGCGAGCCGCGCGAAGATCGACGCGCGAAGGTTGAACGTGTCGCCGGGAAGAGCCTCATCGACGAAGAAGGGGACCAGGTATCCCGCGTCGAAGGTCGTCTTGTGGCCGTGCGACCGGTTGAAGTTTGACCGCGGGATTTCCGCGGTCGGCACCTGAGAGAACGTGTATCCGCCACCCTTCATGAACCGCTCCTTGCGAGCACGTCGCGGAAAAGTTGTCTGTCTGTTTCCTAGCACAGCTTGGCAACGAGGGACAAGTTTGAGTCAACCCCTCCACTACCGCAGGTTCCCCTTCTCCCGGGGCACCTGTCAGTCAGCACTATGAGATCAAGTAGTCATAGTGCTGTCTGCTTGCCGCAGGGTGGGGGCAGCGCCCCTGCCGGGGCTGGCCCCCTACGGCCCCCCAACGTTGAAAGGGCGCCGCGACAGTTTGTCGGGGCGCCCAGGTCCGCGAAGCGGGGAGGGGTGAACCACTTAGCGGGCCATGCCGCTTGAGGACAGGCCTGTTTGTTTGTTTGTTTCTGGGCCCAGGTCGAGGTGTTTGTTACTTCGTTTTTGCCACCCAGCCTTGAGCCTTGCCCCTTTTTTCTACGCTGCGCTCGATTACGGGGCCGGCTTGGGCTTGGGTGGCTCTTCCTTCGGAATTTCCACCTCGTCCTTGAGCAGGCCCAGCTCCTTGGCTTCCGCCAAATTGGCCTTGTCCTCCAGGAACGCCAGCATGAAGCCTGGCTTGTTGTTGAACCGCTCGCGGACGCGAGAGGGGAGGGCCTCGAACTGTTCGTTGGCCCTCTTGACGGTGAGCTGCGCCTCGAGGAAGTCCTCGGCGCCCGTGAAGTCACCGTAGCGGGCGAGACCCACGCCCGCAGGAAGCGCGCCCGTTCGGGCGTATCGCTTCATGATGGTGTTGATGTCGCACTCCTCCTTGAAGGACTGCTTTGCGCCCTCCGTCCCGGTCTTCACGACCGGACGAGGATTCTTGTTGAGGTAGGGCGTTGCGAAGTTAGCCATGGGCGATCTCCTTGGCGAGCTGGAGCGCGGGGCGCTCCTTGTAGTCCGCCGCGAACCCGAGGCGGATGATGTCCCGGCAGCCGAAGGCGCCGGTCTCGTTGTCGAACTCCCCGAGCTGCACCAGCTCGAAGTCACCGCTGTGACGCCCCACCGTCGTGTTGGAGTCGTTCGAGAGGTCCTTGAAGGCCCTCAAAGCCTCGGCCGTGGTCGAGACGAAGAACGGCGGACCATGCAGGTGAGCCTTGACGTCGTAGACCGAGAAGATCTTGAGCAGCATTGTCGTTTCCCTCCAGACTGCGGTTGAGGCCGCCCAGGGCGGCCTTTTTCACTGCTTCACGCACTATCAGGCGCGCGCCCGTGTTGTCAACGTCGGCCTTGGCGGCCTCCATGCGACGCGCCTTGACGTAAGCGAGAGCAGAAGGGTTAAGACGCCGAGCCTGATCGTCGTAGTACCGAGGCGGCTTCGTTACCTTGCCGTTAATCACGAGCTCGTCCGACGGGTACACGTCGGAGATGAATTTTTCGACCCAGCCCCGGCCGATACCCGGACGGCGGGACATGGTGAGGTATTCGGGGACACGGTCCCCGTAGTGTTCAGCGGCGAGCTCGCCGCGAACTTTCTTCAGCGCATACCGCGCAACATAGCCAGCACTTTCGAAGGTGACAGCACCAATCGAATGGTAACCGTACGGCCACAGCTCGGACAGCAGCTCCGAACTGTATAGCTTGTCGGCCGATGACGAAGGCAGCTCCACACGGTCCGGAAAATCGAAACCGAAGACCAGCATGTGGTGATGAGGGCGCGACAGTTTCTCGCCGTATTCGCCGCACTGAAAATAGCGAATCTTTTGGGGAACACGTTCCCTCAGTCGCTTGAGGAACAGAGTGATATCCCGAGGGCGTAGAGAGCCCTTCGGAGGCAGATTTTGATCGTCGTAGGTGAGGGTGAGGAACGAATTGGCCTCATGAAGAGAGGCCTCGTGAGAGCAGCGCACGGCCCAGATTCGGGCCTTCTCCAGGACGCAGCCGACACAGCGGCCGCAGGGGACGTCGATTGGCATGTCCTTGTATCCGGCGTCAAGCCGGAAGACGATGCCTCGCTTCCCCGTTTTCTCATTGCGCTGCTTTGCGTACCACGCAGGAAGCGGGTGGTAGCACGGCACGGTTAGAGCCGGATCCCACCACGCATGGGACGGGACGGGATGTTTCGGCGGTGGGTCTTCACCGCGTTGCGGCTGAAGGAACGCTTGTCACCGCGAGAGTTAGCACGCCGACGGAACGCCATGGTCTACCGCCTTCCCTTGTGAATGTTGATCGCGCCCGAGGGCGTACCGGGAGGGAGCACAGGCTTCCCCCCGTGAGTCCCCCCACCGTAGGGCGGCCTCGACGAGCTGCGGCCGCCGTGAGTGTTGCCGGCTCCATCACCGAAGCCGAGCCAGTTGAGCAGACCACCGCCTGTCGGGCGGAACATGGTCTTGATCACGCTCTCCAGGGCTCCCTCCACGTCCGTGGCGCCGCCCTTGTACTTGTCGACCGTGCCCTTGAGCAGCTCCGAGAGCGTCCCTAGCACTTCCTGCCAGGGAGTCCGCGCGCCTACCATGCGCGCGTTAGCCGACGTGAGGATGCCCTGAAGCTTGTTCAGCTCGATCGTCGATTCGATCTGCTTCATGGTCATCCCCTTGACCAGAGTGTCGGCGTTGGTGTTGTTGACCTGGGCGTCGAGAAGACGCTTGTCCATGTCGAGCCGGCCCGCCGAGGAGACAGCCTGTCCCAGCTCCCGTGTCGGATTCTCGACGGTCGCAGCGGAGCCGGAGGGGGTGGCGGCCCCCTTACCCCCCGTAGCAGAGAGGATCGGGTTGAGGCCAGCGGCCCGAAGATCGCGGACCTCGCGCTGATGAGCCGTGTTGCTCATCCGCTCCTGAAACTCCCGATTCTTGCGTTGCTCGTAGACGTTGAAGGCCGAGGCCGCGATGCTACCGGCAGAGGCCATACCGCCGCCCACGATGGCGCCGGTTACGGGGTCCATCAGGCCCCCCGTCGACGAGCGATGAAGGCGAAGAGCTCGCGCACCGCGAGCATGACGACGCCGAAGATGACCCCGGTCCACTCATCCTTGGTGGGACCGGGGAGCTGCGTAGCCCCGACACCCAGGGCGAGGCTCGCAGCACTTTCCTTGAAGAGGTCCATGGCAGTCCTAGAAGTGATCGATCATGCCCGGGACCGAGTAGGTCGGCATCGGACGGGTGCAGGTCATCTTCATGTGGCTGTCGAAGATGAAGTGAGGCTCCGACGGAACAGCGACGCAGCGAGCGACCGGAGGGTTCTCCTCAATGAAGGTCTCGTCGAGAGCCGGAAGAGACCCGAACTCCTGAGCCAGGTGCCAGGAGTCGAGAGGCGTCGCGTACGTCGACCGGAACTTGCCGGTGATCTTGGAAGGGTAGTAGCGGTACTCCGCCCACCGCTCCTGATAGCCGAAGACGTCGTCGTCGTTGGCAGAGCCGTCGCAGTAGATTTCCTTATTCAGCACGGCCTGCTCGCCCAGGTGAGCGAACGCGGGCCAGTAGAAATCGTAACGCGTGGAGCGGCTGAACATCCGGTGCAGGCCCTGCTGGTAACTCAGGTCCGCACGAACCGAGACCAGACCGATGATGACCGAGTGCTCGACGAACGACTTCGTGAAGCCGAGGCCGCCGCCGGCGGCGAGGCCGTAGGCCGCGAGGTTGCCCTGCGGAGTCTCGTCGCCCGTCTCACTGGTCTGAGTGACCGGGTTGATGACGACGGGAATCGAGCCGCCCCCGAGGAACTCCGGACGCTG